CGTTTGCAACGCCAAAGCCTTTGTTCTTTGACCTTTGCAACACGCTGCTCACGATTAAGCCACCCTATCGTTAGGCAAAAGTCGCCCCGATAGCTTGTCACGCTTTCGATGTGTGACGGCAACTTTGCACTTGTTTTCATTGCTGGCAATTACTTTAATCTTTGGCGCTGGTTTCTGATTGGGCCACGGGGCGTTCGGTGCTAGTACGGTCTTGAATACGGTTGAATTCTTCATCTTCTTCTTTTGTCCATTGAATGTTGTCATAGCCACTTGACCACTTCTTGTGGTCTGTTGGGCGCTGCTTATCGCCTTTGCCGCCATCGTTCATTTGCGCGCCCCCATCATTGCGTCTGCTACTTTGTACGCGCTTGCAGCAACCGCATATTCATCTGCGTCATCTTTAAGTGATGGACTTGAAATAAATGCTTGCATAGCTTTTGCAGCAAAATAATCACGCAAAGTCATGCCTTGATAGTTGTAGTCATGCGAATCTGTTGGAAAAGCTGGTTCATTCATTTAACCCCCTTTGGCATCCCTGCTTTTGAATAAACAAAAAAGTCTGTGCGTTCAATTGACACGCGCTTAGTTTTTGGAAAATCACTTAAAGGACTTGTTTTTGCCCTGCCATCGCTTTCTCGGGTAGATCGAGCCAATGTGCCGTATTTCTGACCGTTTAGCTTTGCGTCTGATTCTTTGCGAATCGTGGACATAAATTCTGGCATAAAAGTTTCAACGTATTGAGGATGAAAAGCGTTCAAAAAATACTCCAACCAAGTAAAAAGAAAAAGGCGGCGATTCGCATGGCAAAGCCAAGCCCAATCAAAAAGACAGCGGTGTAGGCTAGTGATTTAATCAAGTTCATCAAAAATCCAATCAATTACAAATCCAATGATTACGATGCTCATAGCGTTTTTCCAATCTCTGCCGCTGCTATTACGATTGCTCGGCGGGTTGCTGCGTATGGGTTGTCAAAATGAGCTTCAGTTGAAAATTCCATTCCAGTCTGAACATCAGTTAAGTTGCCATCTATGTGAATAGTCATTTGCAATTTCACAGCCAAACGCAGCGCATCACCATCGTCTGTTAGTGGGTTCCAATCTGTAAATGTGTTTTCCTTGACGTACATGAAAGCTGGCCCCATCCACCCACATTCAGGTAACCTAACGGCCTTTGCAGCCAGTTCTAGCAGTTCTTTGTCAGTCATAACAACTTCTCCTGCACTGGCTTAAAGCGCCATTCACGCTCTGAACGACCACTGTTTGATTTAACGGTTAGACCTGTCTGTTCTATCAAATCCATTTTCTCAAGCTCACTAAGCCGCCTAGCAACTTGATTGCTTTGCAAACCCGTGGCGTTGGAGATGCCATCTTTGCCCAATGGCCCAAACCGTTGTAGCGCCGCCACAATGACTTGTTGGTGCATCTTGGCTACGTCTTTGATTGAATCAGCCGCTTGAAAGCTGGTGATTGCGTCTGTTGCTCTTGCTCTGAAAAATTTAAACATATTGGTTCCTATGCAAATGGGTGGTGGTACTCGCTGCACTGTTGAACGTTACGGACACCCCTACGGGGTATCACTAACAGCATTTGCTTTCCCACCGAAATCAATTAAAACTGAATGTCATCGTCTGGAAAGTTATCATTAGATTGCTTGGCTGGCGCAAACTTCTGGTCACCTTCTTTTGGCGTGAACAAATATGCCCAACCTTCCCAACCACCTTCAACCAAAGGCATCTGGTCAAGTTTCAGCATTGGGCCTTTCTTGGTTTCAATGACGCTACCAATACGCTGGTAACGCACCTTTTCTTGACCGTCTTTTTGGTATGTACCAGCGCGAACGGTTACTTCATAAATTATTGCCATTTTTTTCTTTCAGTTCGTTAAGTTTCATAATTTTGCCATCCAGTTCAACCAAGAACTTTTTGACTTCTTCTTCAAGCATTTGAATGTAAGCAGCATCACGGGGAACGCGTTTCACAAACAATTGAAGCTTTGTGGGCAACCGTGGGTCAAAAGACACAAAGTCACACCATTGGCGACCAGTGCAAGCCATCTGCCATTGCATCTGAGTGTTGTATTTGCCTGGCACTGTTTGGCTCAACAAAGTGTCAATATGCGTTGCCGTGTTTGGACACTTAATCTCAAGCTGTCCAACATCGCCCACAAGCCCGTCAGGAGAAGCGCCAGCGGCTTCAATTGTTGGGTGGGTAATCATGGCAACTTCATCCACTAAAACGTCAGCATGGGCTTCATACGCTGCCCTAGCCAGTGGTTCTGTTTCAGTACCCCATTGCATAGCTGAGTTTGAATAGGATTCGGCTACGGTGTTGGTCATACGCTCACAAACCAACTGAGCCATGTAGTTGTCACGGCTGGTGCTGTAACCTGTCTTTGTCTTGGCGATAACGTCAGCAACACGGCTGGCAGTCACTTTGCCAAGGCGCTGTGCAAACCATTCTGGTGAACCTTGTTCAATCATTTTTGTTCCTTTGTTAAACCGCGCCACATATCGTTTGAACCAAAAGCGGCTTCATGAAATCCATAGGCTTTACTTGTCCAAAACCATTGTTGTTTTTCAACATCAAAAAATCTCATTACTATTTTTTTGTTTTCAGCCCATGTACCTAAACATTCATACCAACCAGAACGAAATGGTTTAATTTCTCTTGGAAACCAAAGAGTTTTCTTCATTTCAAGCTCGCTTTCTTTTCATCTTTGACAGCAATAATCTTTTTCTGCCAGTTAGCGTCTGTGCCGCAGGCTTTGTAAGCAGCTTGGTAAGCGGATTTGAGCGATGGTTCGTCAGTTGCGTCTTGAATTGCTGTGATGTGGTCAGCCATTGCTGAACTGTCAAGAGATGCTTGACGGTTGGATGCTTTGTTGCCATCGTCATCTTCTGGTGCAATACCGCAAGCCGCCATTAAGCTGTAACGCCTAGCGTATGTCAGCGCAGAAGCGTAACCTTGTGGGTCTTTCTTGACCGCTGGAAAGTGAACAATGCCACATTCCAGCATCTCGCCTGATTCATGGACAAAGACTGTTTCGCACATGATGCCATCGGCACAGTCATAGTTCTTTTGCAGCAAGAAGATGCCATTGTTGTTTAAAGCGTCAATGACAGCTTCAACGCAAGCGGAAAGGTCTGCATACTTAGAACGGAAATGAGGGTTTGTAGAGGTCTTTAAAGCAGGGCCAAAGGCTTTTTGTGCTTTGACCAAAGCTGATGCAATGTTTTTCATGTTTAACCCCAAAGTTGTGAAACCATAAAGCCAGCGGCAAAGGCGCAAGCCATGTAAACCCAAAACTCAGCTTGTGCTGCTTCGTCAGAGCGGTGGCCTTCCATCCATTCCCAACGTTGACGCGCTTCAATAGCGTCAACCGTGTTTGGGTAGGCTTCCTGCATAGTGCGTGGGTAGGTGCGGGTGGTGTCGTTAAGTTTCATTTTGTTTCCTAAGTACCGTTTGCGTTGCGCTGCGGGATGTATGTAATATAGCAAACTAGACAGCAAAAAACCAACAAACGTAAAAATATTTTTTAATCTGTTGTTTTCTTGTCAATTTTTCTATACACTGCAATCATGGACATTCAAACAATTATCAACAAAGTAGGCTCACAAAGTGAGCTTGCAAGGCTTCTTGGCGTAAGCCGTGGGGCTGTGTGGCTGTGGAAACGTGATGGAATTCCTCAGTCTCGCGTCTGGCAACTCCAGGCACTCCATCCTAAACTTTTCAAGGAACTGAAATGAAAAAAGCAATCGCAATCATCTTGGCAACGCTTGCAATCAGCGCAAGCGCACAAATGTCAACACACACCTACATTCAAAATGGTCGCACCGTGACTTGCACAACAAGCTGCTACGGTAACGGTCAACAATGCACTACAAGTTGTTTCTAATGAGCTACGCTGAACTAGAAATGAAAGTCGTGCAATGGTCGGAAGCACGCAAAATCATTCCAAACAGCACGCCGTTTGCACAGTCAATCAAGGCAGTTGAGGAAATCAACGAGCTGGTTGATGCGTTGCGTGATGGCAACAGATCAGAAGCAATTGATGCCGTAGGCGATATTGTTGTTTGCCTAATCAACGTCTGTGCTTTGTTAGACGTAAACCTGACTGACTGCTTGGCTCACGCTTACGAGCAAATCAAAGACCGCAAAGGCTACATGAACGCTGAAGGCATTTTCGTTAAACAGGTATAATGTTTTGAAACACGGCTAGGTCTGAAGTCATGAGCAGACCGAAAAGCGAACCGCACCCCGCCTGCCGTAGTTTCTTTTCAGGGTGCAACTTGAGTGCGGAAAATCTATGAGAAAAGCTATAAGCAAGAAATTGCGCTTTGAAGTTTTCAAGCGTGATGGATTCGTTTGCGCCTATTGCGGCGCTACGCCACCAACTGTTGTTTTACAGGTTGACCACATTCATCCTGTTGCCGAAGGTGGAACAAATGTAATTGACAACCTAATCACAAGCTGCCAACCATGCAACATTGGTAAAGGCGCTAATGTGCTTACCAACATTCCAACTAGCCTTAAAGAAAAAGCATCCTTCATTGCAGAACAAGAAGCTCAGATAAAAGGCTATTACGAAATCATGCAAGAGCAAGAAAATAGACTTGATGATGAGATGTGGGAGATTGCCGACATTATTGAATCTGGTAGTCCTCAACGTGGCATGGATAGAGGATGGCTTGCAAGCATTAAGAAATTTTTAAAAAATCTTGGATTTTTTGAAGTTAAAGATGCGGCAGAACTTGCAAGAGCGAAATTTCCATGGGGCGGAAAGAAGACATTTCTTTATTTTTGTGGAATTTGCCACAACAGAATGAGGGGCGAATAATGGCACGAATTAGAACAATTAAGCCTGATTTTTGGCGTGATGAATCATTGGCTATGGTATCGCCAGAGGCTTGCCTTTTAGCCATTGGATTGCTCAATCATTGTGATGATGAAGGCTACTTTAATGCCAATCCAAAACTTGTTGAATCTGACATTTTTCCATTGCGTGAGCTTTCCAAGAAGACTACCGTATTGATACAGGAGCTATGCACTATTGGTTATTTAGAGCTTTTTCAAGGTGAAGATGGAAAGACTTACGGTCATGTCAAGAACTTTGAAAAGCATCAAGTCATAAACAAGAAAACGCCAAGCAAAATCAAGCATTTATGTGATTTACCTTGCGACTACCAAACCACTACCGTAGTGCTACCTACTGGAAAGGAAAGGAATGGAAGTGGAAAGGAAAAGGAAAAGAAAGCAACTGTAGTTGCTACGCCTGAAGGCGTTTCACAATCTGTTTGGGATGAATTCATTGCTCACAGGAAAGCCAAGAAAGCCAAGGTCACAGACTTGGTTGTTGAAGGCATTGCCAAAGAAGCATCAAAAGCTGGCTGGTCGATGGAAGACGCATTGAAAGAAACAATCGTGCGTAACTGGCAATCGTTTAAAGCTGAATGGGTTGCTGTAAAGCCACAAATGCAAAACAAGTGGGATGTCGCTGGAATCACAACGCCACCGCCGCCAAACCAAGACGCTGCGTTGCGGAAGATTGAGGAAGACAGCAAGAAAGCTGCACCTGTTCCTGAGAGCGTTCGTTTGTTGGCTAAACAATGGAAGGTTGGCGTATGACTTCACATGATTGGGCATTTATAAAAGATTTGTTAGATGTTTTGATTTTTAGGCTTGGTGAACAAGATAGAAGAATTCAGCATCTTGAACAACAAATTGCAAAGTTGCTAAAAGACAACGAAGCATGAATTTTTTTCAGGCCATGCAAATTCTTGACGGAATCAAGGATAATCTGTCTTATAATCTAGACACAATCAACAAAGCACTTGAACTGACAGGCGACTTAGATGGATTTCAACCAAGTATTCGAGCAACAAGTAGAGCATCTAACAAAGATGGCTTTACAGAAAGGCTGGATTGCTTACGCCAAGCAAAGGGCGCAAGAACTTGAGGAAGATCAATCTGGGATTTTCAAAGGGTTGGTTGAAGCGGTAAGAGAACGAGTAAACGAACGTAAATGAAAGGCTATGAAATGGAACTCGATACAAGAATTGAAACAACACGCAAGCGCCGACATATCAATGTTGACGCGCATGGTGATGAAGTTTGGTTGTCTGTGGTAGTAGAAGCCGCTAGGTGTCACGTTACGCTGACCAAAGACCAAGCCAAAGACATGATTGCCGCCCTGATTCGTATTGTTGATGCAGAGGTGACCAAATGAGCCAACAAGCCTTGATTGAACAGATTAGACAAGCCTTGTTACTTGCCCGTGAAGCGTTGGAAAACACAGACACCAACTTCTTGACAAACCAGTTTGATTTGGAAGAAAAAGCACTTGTGGCGATTGACTTTGCATTGGAGCGTCTATGAATTGGCCTTTCCCACCAGCAACAGGCGCAGTTCCTTGGACTGCCAAACAAATCAAAGCGTACCAACAAGCGCAACGCGCACAATTACCAGAGGCTCCGCTATGACCTTATCTGTAACTGATTCACGCTATCCGTATACATACAGCGCTGATTACATCCGTAGCCTTGTTGGTTATGAAAATATGTCAAGAGGAGATGCATCTCACATTGTTGGTCAGATTGCTGAAATGATTGGCATGGATGAAACAGAACTTAAAAAGAAAGTTGCTGACCGATACATTGAGGAGCAAAACGCATGAGTAAAGAAGCAATGAAGCTGGCGCTTGAGGCGTTGAAACCTGTATCAACTTTTGGCCGTGTAGGCTCAAGGGATGTAGATACAGCCAAAGCGCAAGAGGCAATTAAAGCACTAGAAGAAGCACTAGCCAAGCAACAAGGCCAATCAAACTTCTGTCCACAGTGCGAGGCTTTGGCGCGTGAGTTGAAAGCAGCAAAGCAAGAGCAGGGTGAGCCTGTGGGTGAGATATTGTTGACCAATGGCGACTACAAAGAAGTGTCTTGGAAAAATGGAAAGCTACCGCCAATTGGCGCAAAGTTATACACCACATTACAACCAGCACAGAAGCCGATGATGGAGGAGCAGATTTTTGGGTTGTTAATCAGGATAGATGAACACGCCATGAGGCTTCCTAAAGGCTTGCTTGACTTTGCCAGAGCAATCGAAGCCGCCCACGGCATTAAGGAGTAAGACAGGTGAGATATGCAGCAAGAGTTGACGCAAACCAAGACCAAATCGTTTCTGCTTTACGCGCTGCTGGTGCTTACGTCTGGATTATTGGCTTACCAGTTGATCTTTTGGTTGGTTACAACGGACAGACATACTTGGTAGAAGTTAAAACCAACTCCAAAAAGGGTTTAACGAAGCTACAACAGGTTTTTTTTGAGAAGTGGGTTGGTGGTCGCCTAGAACGAATTGAAGGTGCTGAACAAGCCTTGAGGATGATTGGAGTGATATGACAATTCAGAAAACATTAAAAGAACGCCAAAAAACACATGGCGATTTTGCAACACACGCATTGATTTCCCAAAGCATCAAATGCCAGATGTTTAACGCTCACGGTTATGGCGCTTTGGATGCTATGCAACGTGAAGCATTGGACATGATTGCTCACAAAATTGCGCGAGTTTTGAACGGAAATCCTGATGTTCATGACCATTGGCATGATATTGCAGGATACGCAACTTTGGTGGGCGACAGGCTGAAATGAGATACGACCTAGACAGCTACGAACAGGCGCAAGCCTTGATGAGCAATCTTTGGCCTAAAGTCCGTGAGGCTTTGGTTTATGGCAAAAAGCTGACGCTTGAGATCAAGCAGCAAAGCAAAAGCCGTGAGCAAGAGGAAAAGTATCACGCCATCATTGGTGACATTGCCAAACAAGCGCAGCATTTAGGCGCAAAGTGGGACACGGAAGATTGGAAACGCTTGCTTGTTGACCAATTCATAAAAGACATGAATGGCGTAGGCGGCTCCAAAATTATTCCAAATCTAGATGGAACAGGGATTGTTCAGCTTGGCTTTCAAACCCGCAAGTTTACAAAAGAGCAAGCAAGTATGTTTGTGGAGTTCTTGCTTGCTTGGTGCGCTGACAATGGAATTGAACTGAAGGAAGAAAAATGAACGAATACGCAACAGAAGCAGAAACAGACGCATTGATAGTAAAAGACACGCGCACAGATGACATGAGATTGCTTGATAGTTTGCTTGATGCGCGTGGCGCAAATGAACAAGGTGCTGAAGCCTATCCAATCTTGTATCAAATCACGCTTGACATATTGGCAACCACCAGAGGCAATAAATGAAAAAAAGTTGCAAACGCAAGGTCTGGTCAACCAACATCAACCCGATAGCCCATGCAATTGCTGGCGCTGCTGTGTCTGACAAGCAATCATTGGATAAACTGCGCCTTTGTGAGCTTTCAGCCATTGACGCAATGACCAAAGGCATGGGAACGACAGAAGATTGGCGCT